ATATAATCTACCATCTACATACCAGTTTCTAAAGATTTCATGGCACTTTCTATCAAAGTCCATGATTTCTTTAATCGTTCTGAATTCTTCTCTAATAGTTTTCTTTAATTTATCACTAGCATTTACATTAGATAATTCTATTTCAACTGGAGAATCATACAGATCACTAACAATTGCTTCATTGACAACATCTTCAATGGCACCATCCACCTCTGGATGGAGTGCCATTTCTCTATATCTTTTAATTAAATCTGTTTCAGTTCTATAAACACCTTCAATGTCTACATATGAACCATAAAAACCACTAGCAATATAATTATCAACCCCGTCCTCGTTTGAAGGAGGGACGGGGGAGACGATTGAAGGTGAATTATTCTGATTGTCGTCAATAGAAAAACCAAAAAGTTTGGCCATAATAATTCGATGTACTCTTTATTTTACTATTTAGCTAATATCTTCACCACCAGCTTTTGTAGATGGTCCTTTATAAGCTTCCCACCAGTGAACTTGAAGTTCTACTGTGAACTCTTCAATCGTATCACCAGTTTCATAACTTACATCTATTGCAGAAATATTAGTTGGGAAAATATCCCAGAATTTGTAAGATCTAAGAACAGAACCATCACGATCTAATTGATGAACAACTGCATCTTTATGATAATCAACTGGGTTTGTTAAACCAGTAGCATTATCCATTTTATTGATAATATTCATCCACTTTTCAAAAGCAGAACGAATACCAAAATCAGTGTCATTAATTACTGTAATAGTCCAAGTATCAAATGTTCTGTCCCCAGCTACTTTCAGAATTCTACCTCTAAAAGGAACGTCAATTGGGGTAATATTTGATGCTGGCAGAGCAGCTGCCTTTACCAAAAATCTTGCTTCGTTTAAAATTTCTGGGTTAACAGATACCCCATCTGGAAATGCTAGTTCGACTTCAAATAGATTGGGTCTTGCACCACCACCAGATAATTTGCCTTTAAAGTCAGTAATTTTTCTGACTGGGAGAGTGTTTCTTTGTTGACGATTTGCCATTGTTTTTTAAACCTCGTTAGTAATTATTAAATGAATGAATTAAACGTTACCAATTACTTCTTCAAAAGCAACACCAGATCTGGTGGCAACGAAGGTCAGACCGACAAAGTTAATCGATCTTGCTGGTTTGATGTAGATTTCAGCAACAAATTCATTATTATCAATTACGGCAGCAGTATTGTTTGTTTCATCACAAACAACAACATAATCAAAGATTCCTCTCTTAGATTGAACATCACGCAAGAATGGTTCAACAACATTTACAAAGTTGGTTCTTGTGATTTCATCATTGAACTCAAAGAGTTGGTCTTTAGCTGCGGCAGAAATTGCATCTTCAAGGTAGATGAAGAGACGACGAACGTTAATGCGATCGAATGCAGATGCTTTTGCCATTGCAGTTTTATCCCCAAATAGCACAATACCTGCACCAGGTGAGAAAATTACTGGGTTAATTCTATTACCATAAAGACGATCTCTTTCGACCTTACTTGGATTGTATGCAAGTTTTATAGCATTTAAAATTGTACCTCTAACAGTACCTGCTGGTGAGAACCATGGGAACTGATTTATATCATTACGGGCACATGTACCAGCAACGTCTGCAGCAAGAGGAACATATCTAAATGTATTATTGAATCTGTCATACATGTACTTGTATCCAGAATCAAATACTGCGTAAGATGAAGCAGTAATAGGTGCATAGAAACTAATCACATTATTTGTAGCAGTTTCACTATTTTCTATTGTTACTGAACCAACAGAGGTGTCAGTAATAAATGCTTTTCTGTATGGTGAGATAAAAGCAACTGCATCTTTTCTAGATTCTGCAACAGCAATTAACTTATTGGCAAGTGCTTGTGCTTCAGATTTTTCTAGATTTCCTGTTGGCATGATCAAGAAATCGCAATCATATTGATCAGAATTTTCCAATAAAGAATAACCACTAACTATAGAAGAAAGACCAGCAGATAAAGAACCTGTATCAGAAATCTTTGTACCTCCACTATAATCAGCACCACCGATCAATTTAGAATTATATGATCCGATAGAATCAAATATAACCCCTTCAACTAAAGCATCCCAATTGCCATTTGTTGCAAGAGTAAATCCATAGGAATAACCAGTTACTACTGTGCCAGCTGGTTCAGAACCACCATAAACATATGATGAATTGCTTGCAAGATATCTTCTCCAATATGCAGGAGATCCAGCAGAATACTCAGCATCTGTTGCTTTAGAAACACCGAGGTGCTTCTCCAGAATCGTACCTGCATTGCCAGTAATTACACCATCACCATCAATTACAACGACGTGCATTTCATCAAATCTAGAACCTCTAGATGCTGCATAATTTGTAGTAGATGGTCTTTCAGCAACACTAGACCACTTGACCTTAACCTCTGTGGTTGCAGTTCCTACGACTGCTGTGCTAACTACTAATTCTTGTTGTTCGTACCAATCAGCAATAGCACCAGGTGTTAATGCACTAGAAGAAGTTCCAGCACCAACGCTATGAATACCAAGTACACCATCACCAAATAACCATACACCATCTGGTTGATAATCTACGGTTACTTCAGTTCCGTCAGCAGAAACGTGACTCAGAACTTTAACGTCTACCTTATTAGAATAAACACCAGTAATAACACCCTTAAGATGACCATCAAGAGCAGAGGTTGTTCCTGCACCAATTTTTACTTTACCTAGTAGAGATTGTGTTACACCCATACCAACTGTAAGACCAGCAGTATCTAAGGTGATGATTTGATCTGCTTTTGCATCAATGACACCAACTCTTAAACCATTTGCCCAAGATCCAGGTGTTCTTGCTGCAAAAATAATACTAGGAATGACACTATCATCATAACCTAATTGTTGATAATGATCTCTATTTTTTATTTTGGTGGTACCACCAACACCAGCATTGACTAAACCATTGTCATCTGCTCTAATAATTTGTAGAGAACCACCATAAGCAAGATAAGAGGATGCAGACATCCAAGTCTCATACTGCTTATCGGTAGAGTGTGGTTTACCAAAGACTTCGATTAAATCTTTTTCTGTTTGAACTAATACTGGTAATTCTACTGGTCCCTTATCGAAGGGACCTACAATGGCACCAATTTTATCTGATGTTGGGTCGATTCTACCTACGGTAAGATCAACTTCTCTCACCAAAATACCAGGAGATGCTAAATTTAGTGGCATCTTAAATTCCCCTCGTTATCCAAATTTATCTAAAAATATTTATTAAAAACCATGTTTTCAGTGGGGAATGTGGACGTGATATCTACCAATCAGGATATTCCCAAATATTACTACTTTTTTTAACTCTTTCTCTAGTGCAATCTTTACACTCATATGAATATGATGATACAACTGGTCCTCTATCTTTTCTAGTTCTATAAAAGCTATCTACGAGATTTTTCGTTATACTACATTTTCTACATTTTCTTTCATAAAGAAGAAGGTGTCCTAAATTTAACTCCTCTTCAAAATCCATTACTTGTAATCCCACATGTATGACATATCACCATATTCATCAGTATGCCAAACAGTTCCATCGGATTCAACAAATGTCGTTTCTTCTAAACCGTCAAGAATAAATCCAAATGGTGCCATGTCTTGTTCAATTTGATTTTTCTGTTCTTCATAGATTCTTTTGCGAACATCATTGTCCGTCATTTCTTTAAAATAATCCTGAGCAACTAACCAAGAAAAAAGAACTAGACACATTGCAAGGTCATCATTACATCCTTCCTCTGCTTCAAATGAATTATGACGTTGTGCAAATGTTGTCAATTCTGAAATGATCTCATAATCGGCAACTAAAATCTTATCGTCTTCTAAAAGTGTTTTTAAGTTAGAACAACCAAGTTTTTTTACAGCAGCAGTTGTTCTAACTCCAAGTTGTGATTTTTTACCAGAAAAACCAGAACCGACTACCTGCCCAGCACGACCCCTCATAGCACACATGAGAATATTTTCGTATTCTAAATCAAAATGGAGAATACTTGCCACTTGGTCTCCAATATCGTTAACCTCTACTAGTAACCATGCCTCATTGTAACCCTTAGCCACATCATTAATAATACTTGGAAACAACATTGGTTTAATTTCATTGTTTCTATACTTTGCAACTACTTTATATGGAAAATTGGTAATATCAAAAACAATAAAAGCAGAATAATCATTACCAAGTCCTCTAGCAACGTCAACCGTGATTAGATAATTATGTTCTTCAATAGGATTCTCATAAACATCCAATCCTGCATTTTTTCTTAGTGGATCTTCATATATTAAACTTCGAAGTTTAGATGGATTAATGAGAGTATTGACAGATCCAAGGAATT